TATTATGTTCCCCTCTACCTAAAATGCTGAAATTAATTCCACCTGGTCTGTATTCAATATGATTACCTGTTCTTGTAGGAAAATCACTTCGATCTAATTCACGATTTAAAAAAGTTATTAATTCATCAGATGGTTTCCAGTTTGATCTATAGACACTATTGTTTCCATCATAAATGTCTGCACCAGAACAATTAAATACTCTCTTACATCTGTTGTAAACATCTAATCCAACTTGTTCAATTGTTTTAGCACGATCACTACCAGTTACCAAATAAGTTGGAAACTTAACAGCAAAAATAATAAACTCAGCCATAAACCCCATATCCATAGGTTTACGACTTGGTGTTAATGTGCCATCTACATCAAAAATAAAAACTTTCATTCCCAATATTCATCTAATATATCTAAGGAACGATTAAGATACTTGTTAGCACCCACACATTCCCATTCACCCAATTCTCCTATCCTACATTTATATTCTAATTCGTTCTTAAGTTGCATGAGTTTAGCAGTCATAGCAACTTTGTTAAGTCTACCATTCATGTTGACCTCTTGAGATTTGTCTGTAAGATATAAAAAGTAAGTTATTCCTCCTCAACTTTTTTCTTCTTACTACCTATATTATACTTTGTTTCTAGTATCCAGTCACCTTTGTCTTTATATGCTAATACTTTGATTTGATTCAAAGGTGCGATATCCTTTATATTTTCTACGTTTACAATGCTTATGAGACCCCAATCAGCAAGAAGCTGAGCAATACGATTCCGACGCTGAACGTCATTAATAGTAAGATTAGCGTGTTTGCCATCAAGGGCAAATAACTCTTTGAAGTGGACAAGATAATACCTTCCTTGTTTATGTAATATATGACAGGATTGATATATTTTTTTCTCCTTACGGGATGCTACTCCGATACGTGTTAATGTTTCACGGACTTTTAGAAAATCGTCTGGTTCACCAAGAACCACTTCAACCATTTTCTCAGGTGCCCATTTTATCTCTGGGACTTGCACCACACTCATTTTGTTCCTCCAGTTTCAAACTTCGATTTAATGAAAGCAAGTTGTTCTTTAGTTAAAATAGTCAATGCTTGCTTTGCTTTTTCATTACTATAACCATAGTAACGTTTTACATAATCAATATCTTTAATTATATCTTTACGGAGCCAAGGAGAGAATCTCTTCTTAGTTCTGAGGATATTTATAAAAAAGTCATATTGCATCTTCTTTGGTAAAAAATGATGCATATTCATCTCATTTGCAAACATGATTGCATCTAGATGTCCAGAGAAACAACGATTGATTATGTAAGGAGGATACTCCTTTTCAATGCTAGGATCTTCATCAATTAAATTCTTTTTAGTTTGGTTTATAGAGTTCAACCAATCTTTAAGTTCAGTCATTATTAATAGTATAGGAGGGTGGTATATGATGATCGTTCCAATGTCTTATGTTACCACCAACAATAAAACAATTTGTAATTATAAGTTGAAGGAAAATAAAAGTTCTGATCAGAGCAACAAAATCTGCTTCTCTGTCATTTTTACCAGACTTGTCTCCAAGTGCTTTTGCCCATATTCTCCAAACTTTCTTCATGTCAGTAATTTTTCTATGGGTGTTACTGGATGTATATTATAGTTAGTTACTAATAATTCTTGTTTTACATTATCTTCAGTACCTTTATCCCCACGATGAACCATAGAATATCTAAGGTTCCAAAAATTTAATTCATATTGTGCATATAGTTCTAATAAACGATGATTAACATTATAGGTAATCATAAAGTTATGTTTACATTTATAAACTTCATATGCAAAATAATTATGATCAAATGATTTATGCATTTCACGATTCTTACCATATAAAAAATCTTCGATATCGTATGGAGGATCTAAGAATACAAATGTATTATCAGAACCTTCTTCATTGATAACCTTTGAGTAATCAAGATTAGTAATCTTCCAATGTTGAATTAACTTTGAAAACTCTTTCAATTTATCAGCACCAACTAGTGAGAAGTTAGAGTTAGATGCTGTTTGTGAAAATGTGCTATTCTCTGTCAATCCAGAGTAACTACATTTATTCATAACAAAAAATGCAACTGCTTTTTCAAAGTCATCATAAGTATCAATTTCTTCTTTGTACTTATTAAATAAATCTTTTGCTTTTGCAGTTACTTTATCTTTATCTCCTTCATCAAGAGTATTCTGTTTTTCTTCACGAACTCTCTCTGATAATTCTTCACCACGATCTCTTAATTGCACCCAAAAATTATATAATGGAACATAAAGATCATTAATCCAAATTGGTATATCTGGATTTGCCTTTGTAATATCAATTGCAATTGATCCACCACCAATAAATGGTTCACGATATTCTGAAATAATTTTAGGATACCATTGTGATAATGTTTTTACTGCTTTTGATTTACCACCAGGATATCTTAATGGAGTTTTAAGAGATTTAGTTGACATCAGATAATGGCATCATTCCGTATGGATTAGTTTGCTCTTCTAACAACTCCCATTCCATTTTAATTGTGATTACTTCTGTAAGATCTTTTATGGATTGTGACATTGTACGATATCCATTACCAACATAGATTTGTCCTGCCATGACTGCAATAGTTGCTGCACCCCAAAAGATGTAATATCTGCTTGATTTCACTTGATGTTTTAGTTTTGTAAAAGATTTAGTCATAATTACATAATTAGTTTTTTTGTAGGAGTCGATATCTTACCGAACATTGTATTATATTCCTCAATAATTTCTGGTTGAGGTTCTCCAATATAAACAACATATTTTTCAGTAATTGATATTTTCTTTTTGGCATGCAAAGGAGACCAAGGAGCAAAAGCAATTTGTCCCTGTTGATTTGAAGGAATAGCAACAATTGGATTTTCCATTGTTATTGTATATTCATTCTCTTCAATAATGTCAGCGATTACATCTTCACCAGACCACATACGAATTAATTTAACAGTCATTTTAAAATACCTACCATAGAATAGTATAACACAAAAGTTGATAAAACACCACCCATTAATAAAATTATTCCAAGAACTCCGAAACAATTTAATTTAAATGGTGCTTTCTTTCTCACTTGAATTCACATTCAACCATAATTTCAGTTAACGCCGCCAGAAGATTAATTTCTTGATCTGCGACGAACGCAATCTGAAATTGATATTTTGCAATAATAAGGACAGCAGCAGGTATGCTGCTATTGACCAAGGAATCATATAAGCTATCGTAAATACGACGCAGTAACACAGAAGTTTCGTTGTCCATGTTGGAAACAACCCACTTACGAACTTCGGGAAAGTTTTTCGTTTTGAGATTTTTAATGAGATCATTTACAGCAACATCGGAAAAAGCAGCAAGTATGCCACTATCTATTTTACCCCCAACTGAATATCTTTGTAATTCGTTTAATACTCTTCTCCAATCAGGGAAATGTTTATTAATTAATTCTGCTAAAACTTTTTTATCTGCTTCTATCTTTTCTTCTTCTAAAATATAATTTATTCTTTTGAAGAATTCGGCAGCAATAGTCGGTTTGTCTCTTTTATTAATATTAAAGTCAACCACACTGCACCGACTATGGAGGGGTTCGATGATTTTGTTTTTGTAATTGCAGGTAAAGATAAACCTGCAGTTGCGCGAGAACTCCTCAATCGACGCTCTAAGGAGGAGTTGTACGTCGGAAGTGGTATTGTCTGCTTCGTCAATGATGATGACTTTATGTTTCGAGTCACTCGTAAGAGAGACTGTAGATGCGAAGTTCTTCGCACTATTCCTAACCGTGTCAAGAAAACGTCCTTCATCCGATCCATTAATGACATAGTAATCTGCTCCTATTTGATGACACAATGCTTTTGCCACTGTGGTTTTACCAATGCCAGGTGGACCTGACAATAACATATTTGGTATCTCACCCTTCTTTACAAAATCTTGAAAGGTTTGTTTAATTCTTTTTGGTAAGATACATTCGTCAATTGTAGTGGGTCTGTATTTTTCAACCCATATAAAGTCACTCATTTAATTACTTATCATGATGATGTTGAGGATAGTCTCGCTCTTGTGCTTTTTGTGTCATCACTGGATGACGACCTTCATGACCATGAGCAATACCGAGTTCATGCATTTTAGCATGCTCTCTAATTTCATCTTTTAGATCTTTTCCTCCAGTTCCAAAAGTCATGTAAATACCATAACATATTAAAGCAAAAACTACAAGACCAAGAAATACAGCAAATGCTGCACCTTGTCCTAAGTTTGCATGTGGTATAAGTGTATCCATACACTTGGCAATTTTTTCTGGATCATCCCATGTACCAGGTAATGTATAAATTGGTGGGCATGCAGCAAAAATCATTCTTGAGATCTCCATTTTTTTCTCATACTAACATATGTAACATTTTTTGCAACTATATCACGCACTTTTTTAAAGATTTGTGCGGATTTCGCAAATTTACTTGTTGCATGATCGGGTTCTTGTGGTAATATTTCTTTCGTTCCTTTCTTATATTTTCTACCAGAATTATGATTTGCATATCTTCTGGCACGAGTAAATCCCATCTCTAAAAACTTGCGACACATATCCATACCGATGAAATCTTTTTCATCACGATAATCAAGATACATTGCAAATATTTTATTAGATGATCTTACTGCCTCATCAGGAGTTTTGAATCTCCAATGAGTGCATATATCGTTAGTATAAGGGCGTACCAATAGTACTCCTTGTTCTCCCCTTCCAATACGATAAAGTTTGCGAGTTTCTTCATCTGTAAAATCAAGGGTTTTGTAATCGAGTTCATAATCAAATTCTTTCATAACCAATCAGATCTATCGCATCCCCACTTTTTAACCTCACAAGAGTGAAAGCGGTTCTGCATGTATTGTATCACAGATTTATAATCTGTATCGGGATTGCAAGAGAATAAGTCACATCTAGCAACATCATCCTCAGGCCAAGTGTGTATGCTTATGTGACTATTTGCAAGTAATGCATAACCAGTCACACCACAAGGTTCAAACTTATGAGTGTCAACCTTCAGCACTTTTAATTTACCAATCTTTGATGCCTCTATCAAAGTCTCTTTGATATATTCCTCATCGTTTAAAGGAGAAGACATGAGACATCCCTTTAAGTCAAATAATACGTGTTTCATTACCAAGTTTTCGGATGGTTATTAATATCACCTTCAACATGATTATGGTCTATATTATCAATTTGTTCTATATGCAAATGTTCTAACGCACTAGCAATACGTTCTAATGAATCTGCAATCTTACTAACATCAGTTGTAAGTTTGTGATAATTTTCTGTCAAAATAGTCATAGCCAATTAGGTTTGCGATTTGGATTCTTAATATAATTATTACACACCCAAGGTTTAGATGCAATGTATCTTTTGTAAGCAGTGAATATATCAATTGTTTTATCATACTTAAACACATCAGGTCCTGCAAAGGCAAATGGTGTTGCCTCTTTATGACACAATAATGTTTTTCCTGTTCTTTCTTCAAAAACTTTTTCTGCTGCATTCATAGCAGTTTGACAAGAATGTATCTTACCATATCTGCTAGTGTATTCTTCGAGTAATGCAAATCCGTGTTGTATTAACCAAGCAGTATTGGCAATACTTTCTGCTGCCCAAATAGTGCAGGGGTGTCCTCTAAAAGCACCTTTCTCAGTGTTGTATGGTGTGCCATCTTTCTTAGGTAATAAGTCATTACCCCAATCGAAATACCATTTTGAGTAAACGACTGCCAACATTTGACAAGTTTCAAGAGGCATCTTGACCACATGTTTGTCAGGTAGAACCTGTGCCGAAACATTAGGGTCAGGATCAGTCACAAAAATATTCATAATAAAAAATGGAAGTGGTTTTTCCTACTTCCATTATAACATCAGTTTTTCTTTTTAGCAACATAAGGTGGTTTTTTTAATATTGGCCACTTCTTATAAAACTCTTCCGCAACTTTTGGATCGTAGTCAGGATGCTTACTACTATTAAAT